TTAGACCGTGTACCTAATAAATTCTGGGGTCGTGGGATAGCAGAGAAGGGCTACAACCCACAAAAGGCACTTGATGCAGAGTTACGTTCCCGAATAGACGCACTTGCCCTTACAACGCATCCTATGATGGGTGTGGACGCTACGAGGTTGCCCCGTGGGGTTAAGTTTGAGGTTAAAGCCGGTAAGACTATCTTGACCAATGGTGATCCAAGGTCTACTTTAATGCCTTTAAACTTCGGACAAGTAGCACAATCAACATTTACTGAGGCAGCAGAGCTAGAGCGTATGGTACAAATGGGTACTGGAGCAATGGACAGTGCAACTAGCGGAGCCTCTAGCCCACGAAACAACACTGCTTCCGGCATGTCTATGCTTCAAGCAGCATCTATTAAGCGTCAAAAAAGAACCATAATGAACTTCCAAGAAAATTTCTTAATACCTCTCATTAAGAAGTCTGCTTGGAGATACATACAGTTTGCTCCTGAGCGTTATCCAGCAGGTGACTACAAGTTTGTAGCTTATTCTACTATGGGTATCATGGCTAAGGAAATAGAGACTACTCAGATGATACAGTTGTTGTCTATGACGCAACAAGGTAGCCCTGCTTTTGGTATGCTTCTTATGTCTATCTTTGATAACAGTTCTCTAAATAACAGAGAAGAGTTAAAGATGGCAATAGCTCAAACCATGCAGCCAGATCCTCAAGAACAACAAGTGCAGCAAATGGTACAACAAATGGAGCTTATGAAGCTTCAAATGGAAATAGAAGAGATGAAGGCAGGAGCAACTAAAGAGATGGCTCAGGCTATGAAGATACAATCAGAAATACAAGGAAGTCAGTCAGAGGCAGAAATGATAGAGAAACAAATGAATTTGGCTGAGAAGATGGCTAAGATTGAAAAACTAAGAGTAGATACTCAGAACATTCAATCAGAGACACAGCGTAACATTCCTGAAGTAGAGCATTTACGATCAGAAACAATACTTAATCTTGCAAAAGCACGTATGGCCTGAGTAAATGACTGATAGAGAATTTTTAGAGAAACGTCTAGACCTTTTTTCTCATGAAGCTTGGAGTCTCTTCATACAAGAGTTAACTTCCATGGCAGAAACATTAGAAAAAATACAAACAATAGACGAAGAGAAAACCCTTTTTTTACGAAAGGGGCAGGTGGATATGCTAAATATGGTTATTAATTTAGAGGAAACCACCAAATTAGCGTTGGATCAATTAGATACCTAACTCCAACAGTTGTTTAACTCCATAATCTTTATAGACGGAGGGTTAGTAATATGGATAGTGTAGTTGTTGAAGAACCCGTAGAGACTCAAGAAGAGACCGATCAGTTTGCGGACATCGAAACAGAGGCTCCTCAACCAGAGGAACAACCTCAAGAAGTTGAACTACCAAACAAGTTCAAAGGTAAATCAATGGAAGATATCGTATCCTCCTATGAAAATCTGGAGAAAGAACTTGGGAGGAAGGGCCAAGAGATTGGTGAACTTCGAAAGTTAACAGATGGGATTTTACAACAGCAACTTACCACTAGTCACAGCGGGACAGAAGTTCAAGAAGAGGAAACAGATTTTTTTGATGACCCTGACAGAGCAGTCAATAAAGCCATCGAAAGTCATCCAAAGTTCCGTGAGTTTGAAGAGCATCAGAAAGTACAAGCAGCTTCTGCTACAACTCAACAGCTTCAAAATGAACATCCTGATTATCTTGAGGTCGTAGGAGACCCTAAGTTTCAGGAGTGGGTTCAAGCAAGTCCAATACGTACACAATTATATGTGTCTGCTCATAACTATGATATTAACTCAGCGAGAGAACTAATAGGGAACTGGAAAGAACGATCTCTGATTAGTAACACTAGCGAAGCAGAAGCAAATAAAGTTACCAAACGAAACCAGGCATTAAAGGCTGGTAAAGGTGTGTCAAGGACTTCTTCAGAATCCACAGCCGGTAAGAAAATCTACCGTAGGGCTGATCTAATCAGACTCCGAACTCAACAGCCTGAACGCTACGAGGCTTTACAAGATGAAATTCTTAGAGCTTACGCAGACGGGAGGGTAAAATAAAACAAACCTATAAAGAAAGGAGCTATTTATGGCTTTAGGAACTGGTCAACAGACCGTAACGACAGCAGCTAACTTTATACCTGAACTATGGTCCGATGAGGTCATAGCTGGTTATAAGGCTAACTTAGTACTTGGTAACATTGTTACTAAAATCAACCATAACGGTAAGAAAGGTGATACGATTCACATCCCTGCCCCCGTCCGTGGTTCCGCTAACTCTAAATCTGCTAATACTCAGGTTACTTTACAGGGTGATACTCACTCAGTAGTTAACTTGTCTATTAACAAACACTATGAATATTCAGTTGTCATCGAAGACATTACTGAAGTTCAAGCGTTGTCATCCCTTCGTCGTTTCTACACAGACGATGCTGGATATGCTCTTGCTACTCAAGTTGATAATGACTTGTTTACTCTTGCAGAAGGCTTCCAAGGTGGTACAGTTGGTGGTACAGGAGCTGCTCTTTACGAGAAAGGAGTTATTGGTGGTGACGGAACTACCTTATACACAGGTAACTCCTCAAATGCTTCAGACATTACAGACGCAGGTATTCGTAAGATGATCCTAACTCTTGATAATGCTGATGTACCTATGGATAATCGTTGTTTGGTTATTCCACCAATTGCAGCTAACGACTTGCTTGCTATTAACCGCTTTACTGAGCAACAGTTTATCGGTAATGGTGATGCAATCAAGACAGGTAAGATCGGCAGCATCTACGGAATTGACGTATTTGTTTCCTCTAACTGTCCTTCTATCAATAGTGCTGCACAGCGAGTCGGCATTATGCAACATAAGGATGCTCTAGCTCTTGTTGAGCAGATGGGTGTTCGTTCACAGACTCAGTACAAACAAGAGTACTTGGGTGATTTGTTCACTGCCGATACGCTTTATGGCGTAGGTGAGCTTCGTAACGATGCTGGAATAGCCTTCGTGGTACCAGCTACTTAAATAGTTTAAGGGGGTCTCTAGAAATAGAGACCTCCACTCTATTACCAAAGGAGATTTAAGTGCCTAATTATAATTACAAGTGCAAGTGTTGTGACACTGTTCAAACAGAGTTCAGACCCATGGCTAAAAGGGCAAAAAGTTCTAAGTGTAAATGCGGTGGAATTGCAAAGCAAACTTTGTCGGCTCCTTCTTTAATACTTACGTTACCTGAAGACAGGTGGGCAAACGATCACGAAGTAAACGGTAATGGCACCAGGGCCTCTATCTAATGGCTCAAACTATGGAGTATGCTTTAGCTGACAGTAGTTATGGCTTAGAGCTAGATAAGATAAAAACCAAGATTCAAAAACTCTATAAAGATTTACTTATAAAAACTTTTAAAATGGCTAATCCCAATGCTACTCCAGAAGAGTTAGCTGCTTTCTTAGAGGAAAACAATTTAGAGTTTAAAGGTGATGGGTTTGAGGAAGAATCTGAGGATTTAGAGGACTTACTAGATATGTTATCTAAAGAAGATGACTTAGATTCTGTAGCAGATAAAAATTCTACATCACCAGACGTAGAAAAAGGTAAGGAATTAAAAAGCAAATCTAACGAAAAAACAACAGCACCTAAAACATTAGCATTAAAAGTCCCTACTGGTGGTTTGTTTACTCCAAAAGATTTACATAATTTACCTAAAACTAAAGCACTCAGGACACCTACAGGTAAGATAAAAAGAGTTATCAATGATAAGCCAAAAGTCAAGACAATTCAGTTAAAGGCAATCTGGGAAAAAGAAAGAGAAAAGCTTTTAGATTTAGTCAGGGAACGCAACAAAGAATACGGGGTTGTTTTATAATGAAACCAGTAAAAGTATACACAGCGGGAAAGTTTGTTAAGAGGGCTCCTAAAACAGAGGAAGATCCAAAAAAGAAAAAGAGAAACCTTCAGCGTTGGAAAGAAGAGAGGCAAAGAATATAATGCATAGAGGCAGAACAAAACCTTTATACAAACCTTTCCCTAAAAAAGTAACCCCTAAGTGGTCTAAGCAGGTGTTGTTTGCAACAATAGCCAATAAGAACCAAGACTATAGAGCACCTTGGGACGCAGGAGATTCTGCTTTATACGGAAATTCAAAGTCAATATACGGAACAGCCAGATATAATAGTCAAAGTTAAACAGGAGAGATCTAATGAGCGATTACACACTTCAAGTAAGCTGGTCAGGAAAGGACAATTTAGCTGATTCAGATGCGGCTAAGATCATATCTGGTTCAGAGTTTAATACAGAATTTAGTTCTGTTCAAACAGCAGTTAATTCTAAATATGATTCTACTGACTTAGGTGTTACTCTTCAACAGTATGACGCAGATACTTTAAAAGCAGACGTTGCTGATAACTTAACTAAAGGCTATTCAACTACTGTCTATGACGCTGGTACAAAGACTTCAGGCACTTTCACACCTGACCAGGACAACGGCAACATACAAAAAGCAGTGAACAACGGAGCGCACACATTGGCTCCCACTACTGACGACTGCGCCGTTATAATTCAATACACCAACGCAGCTTCTGCCGGAACGATCACAACGTCTGGATTTACTCTGGTTGACGGTGACGACATTAGTA